TGCAGGCAGCCTCCGGCAGCGACTTCGGCAAGAACTACAACGTCGGCACCTATAGCGACGTCGGCGAGGCCGTGGGTCAGATGCAGGCGCTGCAGGCGCAGATTGCTGGCTACAGCGCGCAGGCGGTGACCCTGGGCGGCAACGTGGTGGCGATCGAGGCGGTGATCGAAAACCCCGGCCTGATCCAGAACTATTTCGAGGATCTGATCGACCCGAGCCAGGGCTTCGCGCAGCTGCTGGCGCTGGCCGGCGTGGGCAACACGGCGCAGGCGAGCTCGGCGGCGAGCGCAGGCAACAAGGCGGCGCTGACCACGCTGGTGCAGGTGCAGGCGGTGGCCGCGGCGTGCCAGCTCTCGGCGCAGACCACCTACACCAGCGCCACCGACGCCACCAACCAGCTGCAGGCGATCGTGGGCGCGATCGACGCGCTCTCCGACAGCGTGGGCGACGCCACCTTCGTGGCCCTGCAGGATCTGCGCGCCAGCGTCTCGGCCGACATCCAGGCCCGCGCCGCCGACCTGGCGGTGATCACCACCATCACCCTGCAGGAGACCATGCCGGCGGTGGTGCTGGCGCAGCGGCTCTACGGCGCGGCGAACTGCCTGGCGGCCGAGCTGGACATCATCAGTCGCAACAACGTCGCCAATCCCGCCTTCCTGCCTTCCGGCGTGCCGCTGGAAGTGCTGAGCAGCTGGGCGTCATGAGCGTCAACGTCTCCCTCAGCGTGGGCGGCCGGATCTTCACCGGCTGGAAGGACGTGGAGATCACCCGAGGCCTGGAGCAGCTGGCCGGCACCTTCCGCCTGGAGTCGGCCGACCCCTGGTCGATCCGGGGCGAGACGCCGCCCATCCTGGAGGGCATGGCATGCACGGTGAAGGTCTACGGCCAGACCGTGATCACGGGCTTCGTCGACAACTGCGACGTGAGCTACGACAAGGAATCGCACGGCCTGACCATCACCGGCCGCGACCGCGCCGGCGACCTGGTGGACTGCGCCGCGATCTCCGAGGGCTACGGCATCCTGAGCCAGTCGCTGCTGCAGATCGCCCAGGCGCTGGCCAAGCCCTTCGGGATCTCGGTGAGCAACAGCGCCGGCAAGCAGGGCACCCAGGCCTTCGAGTACCAGCGCATCAACGTCGGTGAGACCATCTTCGAATGCCTGGCGCGCCTGGCGCAGATCCGCGGCGTGCTGATCGTCTCGGACGGCCTGGGTGGCATCCAGATCTGCCAGGCCGGCACCTCGCGCGCCAGGACGCCGCTGCAGCGGCCGGGCAACATCCTCGCCTGCAAGGCGACGCACAGCGTGGCGCAGCGCTTCCACACCTACCTGGTGTTCGGGCAGGGGCTGGACATCGACTCCTCCTCCGCATCGGTGGTCGGCAGCGCGACCGACAATGATCCGGTGATCCGCACCGCGCGCGTGACGCACGTCGACCCGGTCGAGCCCACCGACATCCTCAACGCCACCGCCCTGGCGCAGTGGACCGCCAATGTGCGCCGCGCCCAGGGCCAGCGCGCCTCCTACACCGTGAAGGGCTGGCAGGATGGCACTGGCGCCTCCGCGAGGCCCTGGCTGCCCAACAGCATCGTCTCGATCCAGGACACCTGGGGGCGCTTCCAGGGCAGCTTCCTGATCGCCGGGGTGCATTACAAGATCGACGAGGACGAGGGCGAGGTGGCCACCCTCGACGTGGTGCCGCGCGCGGCCTATTCGCTGATCCCCCACGAGGAGTGGAACGACCAGGTGTACGGCGCCGGCGCCGCGGCCCCGGTGGATGACGGCTCGTGAGCCTGACCATTCCCCACGTGAAGCAGCTGCTGCGGCCCCTGGCTCGCCGCGTGCGCATGCTGGCCACCAAGGTCATCGTGGCCCAGGTCGACGACTCGCAGCCGCTGCAGCTGCTGCAGCTGACGGGGCTGGGCGACGAGCGCATTCCCAATGCGCAGCGCATCCAGCAATTCGGCTCGCGCGGCAATCCGCCGGCCGGCTCGATCGGAATCAGGATCTGCCTCGGCGGCGCGGGTTCGTTCCCGGTGGTGGTGTCGGTGGAGCACCCCGGTTCCGTGCCCGACGGCGCGCTGCCGGACGGCGGCTACGAGATCTACGATTCGAGCGGCACCTATCTGCGCTTCAACGCCGATGGCACCTGGTACCTGAAGGCCGCGACCAGCGGAACGGTGGACTGCCCCGACGTGCAGTTCACCGGCAACGCCAACGTGCGCGGCAATCTGGTGGTGCAGGGCACGGCCCTCTTCGACCAGACGGTCACAGTGCTGGGCGCGCTGGAGGCCGAGGGCACCGACGGCAGCGGCAACTCCATCACCACCACCGGCAATATCGCCGGCGGCGCCAGCATCTCCGATGCCCACGGCTCGATGCAGGCCATGCGCGTGGTCTATAACGGGCACACGCAGGCGATCAGCGGCGGCGTCGCTCAAGCCCCTTCGAGCACTATGTAAATGGCCGATATTGCCCTCTTCCCGATCGGCGACGGCGACGAGTTCGATGCCGTGCTCCTGGGCGGCGATTTCATCGTCGACTACTCGATCCGCACCGCGGTGGCGGTCTCGCTGCTGGGTGATGCCGAGGATCTGAGCTCGCCCGATGGCGATCCGCGTGGCTGGTGGGGCGACGCGCTCTCCAGCATCCCCGGCGACGCGACGGGCTCGCTCTGGTGGACGCTGGCCCGCGCCAAGCAGACCGACGAGACCCTCAACGCCGCGATCCAGTTCGCCGAGCAGGCCCTGCAGTGGATGCTCGATGACGGCATCTGCAGCTCGCTCGCGGTGAGCGCCGAATGGGATGGGGTTGGCCTGCTGGTGCCGACGATCGACCTGGTGGGACCGAGCGGCCCGGAGAAGATCAAGCTGGCCTACCTCTGGCAGCAGTCGATCATTGCTCCCAGCGGCGCGGTCGCGCCCGGCATCTTCCTGGTGGCGGTGGTGCCCACCGATATCGGCTTCTCGGCGAAGCTGTCGTGGACGCTGACCTCGGGGGCGGTGAGCTACCAGGTCTACATGGCCGGCACGCCTGGCACCGAGGGTGGCACGCCGACGGTGACCACGGCCGGCAGCAGCGCCTCGATCGACGGCCTCAACGGCGGCACCACCTACTACTTCCGCGTGATGGCGCTCGATGCCGACGGCAACGTCATCGCCGTGTCGGCCGAGCTCAGCGCGACGATGGTGACCGCCAACCCGCCGGCCAACCTCACCGCGCTGGCCTGCGACGGCCACATCACCCTGAACTGGAATGGAACCGCCGGCACCACCTACAACGTCTACCTGGGCACCAGCTCGGGCGGTGAGGATCCGGCCGCGCCGATCGCCACCGGCCTGACGGCGACCACCTACACCGTCAACGGGCTGCTCAACGGCACCACCTACTACGCCTACGTCCGCACGGTGCAAAACGGCCTGGTTTCGCCGCAGTCGAACGAGATCTCGTCCACGCCGGTGGCCCTGGTGGCGCCCACGGGCGTGACGATCACCCCCAACGCCGGCCAGGTGACCCTCAACTGGAATACACAGCCGGGGGTGATCTTCAACGTCTACCAGGGCACCGCCGCCGGCGCCGAGGGCGGCGTGCCGGTCGCCTCCGGGCTGTCGGGCACGTCCGTCGTCATCGGCGGCCTGACCAACTGCACCCGGTATTACTTCAAGGTGGGCGCGGTCAACGCCTGCGGCCAGGTGCAGCAGTCGGCCGAGGTCTCGGCCGTGGTGTCCGCGCCGCTGGGTGCGCCGAGCGGGCTGGTGGCCACGCCGGGCAACGCCCAGGTGATCCTGAACTGGGTGGCCGGCACCAACGTCAGCTCCTACTCGGTCTACATGGGCACCGCTTCCGGCGCCGAGAGCGGCGTGCCAGTGGCCAGCGGCCTCAGCGGCACCACAGCGACCATCACCGGGCTGACCAACGGGACGCAATATTTCTTCTACGTGGCGGGTGTGAACGCCTGCGGGAGCCAGGCCGACTCCAACGAGGCGAGCACCACGCCGGTGGCGCCGACGACGATTGCCTCGCTGATGCTGGCCGACAACCCGACCTACCTGTGGCAGCTCAACGAAGCCTCCGGCGCTTCGGCGGCGCTCAACTACGGCAGCGCGGGGCATGGCGCGGACCTGACCAACCACGGCGCGACCTTCGGCAGCACGCCGCTGATCACGGGCTTCACCTCGGCGTCCTTCAACGGCAGCAGCAGCTATATGGGCGAGGCGCTGCCGCTGGTCATCCCGCCGATGTCCTTCGCCGCAGTCATTAACTACACAGCGCACAGCACCGACCAGGTGATCCTGTCGCCATACAGCCGATCGCCGAATTCGGGCGGCATGGGCTTCGGCGTAACCGCCGGCGGCAAGTTCTTCGTGGCGTGGTTTGGCACGGCCAGCTCCGCGGTGTCGAGCGCGACGTTGGTCGCGGGGACTACTTACGCCCTGGGCTGCTCGATTGACTCCTCCGGCAATTACAAGTTCTACATCAACGGAGCGCTCGACAGCAGCGGCACCATCGGAAACCCCAACTCGGTTGCCACCGTGAACCACTACCTCGGTTACCTGGATGGCAACAACGACTACTGGCTTGGCCGCCAGTCGATGGTCGGCGAGTTCCCGACCGTGCTCTCCGCCTCGCGCTTCCTGGCCTACGCCCACGCGGCGGGGCTCGCCTAAACCCTCGGACTCGGCCCTATGCCCTACGTCGAACCCACACTGCAGCAGATCGCCGCACGCACCAACTCCGACGTGAGCACGCGGCTGCCTGGTGCGACGCCGCAGCTCCGCCGCGGCCTGATCCCGGCCATCGCCTATGCCTTCAGCAAGGCGGTGAAGGCGCTGTATGGCTACATGAACTGGAACTACTCCCAGGCCGTGCCGGTGACGGCAGTGGGCGTCAACCTGGCGCGCTGGGCGAGCATCTGGGGAGTGACCTACCGCGACCCGACCTTCGCCAATGGCCCAGTTGTCGCCACGGGCTCGGGCACGTCCCCGATCGCCTCGGGCCTCACGCTGACCGATCCGCTTGGCAACCTCTACAGCACCAGCGCCGCCGGCGCGATCGCCGGCGGCACCGCAACCGTGAAGGTGATCGCCCAGGCGGCGGGCTCGGCCGGGAACCAGGCCGCGGGAAACACGCTTAC